TACCACCGGCCGACGTCCACGCCTGCCCCGTGTCCGCACTACCCCAACTACTGGAACTGCTGCGGCCGAACGCGTCCTCGATGAACCCCGTGCACGACGTCACCGTCCACACCTCGCCGGCCGCACGCACATTCCACGGCGTCTCCGCGGAGTCCGTGGTCCACAGGCCGGTCTGCCCCGCCGAGGGGGTCACATAGACGGTGGTGTCCGACGAGGTGATCGCGGTCAGGGTCTCCGTGCCGTCCGTGTCCACGCGGGCCTCCGCGTTGTCCAGGACGCCCACCGTGTACGGGGCCGCCGGCGCGCACACGAAGGTGATGCGGTGCTGGAAGTGGTTGATCTGTTCCTCGAAGCCCAGGATGAGCTGGTCGATGGTGTCGGGTGGCAGCCAGGCGGGCGGGTTCTCGATCTGGATCCGGTCGCCCTGCCGCAGCGCAAGGACGGCCCGCTTCAGCGCCGGGTCGTCGATGAACGACTGGTGGGCGAGGTTCACCGAGATGCGGGGGTACCGGTCCTCGTTGACCGTGCCGAGGCGGACCCGCCACGCCGCATGATCCAGCAGCGTTCCGCTGTCCGTGGTGGCGAGGTTCAGGTCGAGACCGGAATCCGAGTTCGGCCCGTACACACCCACCCCTGCTGGCGGGGGTGCGGTCGACAGGCGGCCCTCGGTCTCCTCGTAGGTGGCGCTGACACCGTTGACGGTGACCATCACCTTGTTCGCGAGGTAGCGGTCGTCGCCCACCGGGACGGGGACCTGTGCGAGGTGGTGGCCGGTGTATGACAGGACCACGGCGGGGTCTTGGTTGCACAGGCTGACGCGGGTGCGGTAGCCGAGACCGAGGACATCCGTCGTCTCGTACAGCATCCCGCCGTCCGCCGTCACACACTCCTGCATCAAGCTGAGCGGGTTCTGTCGGCCCTGCGGCCCCATCTCCACCGTGTCGTCAAGGTCGCCGATCCACTGGAACGGGATGCCTTCCTCGCCGCACAGCCGCTGGATGCGTCGCCCCGCGGGCTCCCCGGTCGGCTGGATCGCGCGGCCGAGGTCGTTGATGCTGGTGATGGTGGTCTGCAGCAGCAGATGCCCTGCCGCGGCCCCGATGAGGCCTGCGCTTCCCACGAGTGTGTCCGGGGCCAGCGTCATGGACAGGACGCGGGACATGCTGGTGGAGCCGATGGTGATCGATGCGGAGTCGGTGACGCCGCTGTTGATGTCCATCACCCGCAGCGTGACGGTCATCGTGGCGCCGCTGATGGAGTTCTCCAGCGACACCCGCAGCAGGCGGCCCCTCACGTCCATGCTGATGGAGGCGGTTCCGCCGATCGTCGACTCGTCGCCGTCCAGGGCTTGGAGCGTCAGTGTGCCGGGACCGCCGAAGGGGCCGACGCCGCCGGTGGGGTCGTTGTAGTTGATGTCGAAGTAGTTGAGGAGCGACACCCCCGCAGCGGTCTCGGCGACTCGGAGGCGGGAGATGACGTCGAGGTCGGTGAACCCGGCGGCGGGCACGGCGAGGAGGAACCGCATCTGGTACTGCGCCACCGTGCTGGTGTCGTAGCGGGCGACGCCGCCGCTGAGGGAGGCGCCGGTCAGGGTGGGCAGCGGGTCGGACGCGCCGAAGCCGGTGTAGGTGGCGAGTTCGGGGCTGCCGGTGATCGTCATGGGTGAGCCGTTGACGAGGGCGGAAGCGATCCGGGTGGCGTCGGCGGGGTCCTCGCAGGGCCAGTAGGCGATCAGGTTGGTCAGCGGCGGGTCCGTGATCGCGTTGTAGATCACCGAACGCTCCGGCGGCGGGCCCTGCGCGAGGCGTCGTAGGATCCCGGACAGCTCGGCCGTCGTCCACACGTCGTTCCCGGACCGCTCCCAGTCCTGAGCCCAGTCCGACACTTCGGGCCGGATCCTGTAGGACTTGCCGCCCATACCGTCCGGCACGCTGATCCGGACCGGAGTGTTCTGCCCAATCTGCTCGTAGTAAGGGCCGGTCGGCAGCTCGGGGTTGAACCGGCCGTCCGTGTTCCGCAACTCCAGGGACGACGAAGAGAAGTCCGTCTGCGAACCCTCGCTGCGGATGCCTTTCGTCAGGCGGATGCTGCCGCTGTTGTCGCGGACCATGGTGTACGAGGTGATGTCCACCCACTCGCCGCCGATGAGCACCTCGACCTGTGCCGGCTCGCCGTTGGATGCCTCCCCCGACGCGCGCGCGGGCCCAGGCAGGTTCGCCATACGGCGCTGCCAGCCCATCACCCGCGCAGCGAGAGCACCCGGCATAGGTCAGCCCACCTCGTTGAAGACGACCCAGCAGCGCATGTCCACGCCCGTCGTCGGTGTGGTGGCCCGTACCCGCAGGAACCTGTTGATGGCGACGATCGGCCGCTCGTCCGGCATCCACTGGTAGGCGTACGTGTACGGCGACTCAGACGTCGTCGCGCTGAGGGAGACCACGTCGAACGTGCGCGTCGCGGTGGTGGAGCCCTCGGCAGTGGCCGTGTAGCCCGTTGCCGAAGTGCCACCGACGCACAGCGACGCTGTGCCGTTCGGGTCAAGCGGCTGAATGCCCGCCGCAACGTGTGCGGTGACCGTGGCGGCCACGTCGGTCTGCAGCAGCTCGACCACGCCATCCGCACCCGCAGTGTCGTCGATCGTGAAGCCCCAGGACAGCAGCTGTATCTGACGGGTGGCTGGTGTCGCCACCTGCAGCATCGTCTTGATAGCCGTGCCCGTGGTCACGCTCGCTTGCGCGGCGGTCGTCGGGGCGGGCCCGTTCCACACCTTGTACGGCAACGTCGTTTCTCCTCTACCTCGTCACGAGCGCAGCCTGAAGCCCGCCGTATGCCTTGACCTGCTTGCGGCCGGTGTCGATCCACAACTTGCCGAAGTCCCGGCCGCCGATGCTCAGGTTCACCACCACCGGCGCGCCCCCGCCCCCGCCAGCGGCGGTCATGCGGCGGGAGTCCGGGTTCGAATGCACCATCGACCCGTACGGCAGCCGCACCAACTCCGGACCCTGCTCACCCACCCACGTCAAACCCCCACGCGGCCCGCCACCGGCAGCGGCGCCGATGATGCCGCCCGCTGCCTTCCCCCCGATGGCCCGCTTGATCGCCTTCTCCATCGTCTTCGCGAGCCGGTCCATGGCCTTCTCAAGCTTGTCCTGCTGCTTGCCCAGCGACTTGATCAGACTCTCCTGCGCCTTGATCGCCGCCCCGTAGAACGCATCCGCAGTCGTCTTGCCCGCGCTCCCCGCCGCCGCGGTGATCTGCTTCTGCAGATCGTTGAGCGAGGCGATCTCCGACGACGACGCCCGCAAAAGCGCGCCAGCCGTCTCCAGCCCGCCACCCTCGATGCCGGCCTCGGCCACCTGCTTGATCAGGCTCTTGTCCAGGCCGCGCGCCTTCAACTGCTTCAGCGCATCAGCGAACGCGGTCGCCTGGTCGCGGGATTCCACGAGGCCGCCCATGATGGAGCGGACCGTGACCGGCTTGTCGCCGCGCACGCCGCGGGTGATGTTCGCCGCCGACAGGACGCCCGACTTGACGCTGCTGGCCAGCTGAGAGGCAGACGACTTGAGGCTGTCGAGTTTGTCCTTGGCCTTCTCCAGCGAGGCGTTGACCTTCGTCAGGTTCTTCTCGTACTTGATCAGCCCCGAGCCGACGGAGTTCAGCATCTTCAGCAGCCGCGACTCCGTTCCCCCGGACGTGGCCCGCTTGATGTCGCCGCGGGCGGCGTTCAGCGCGGACACCAGCGACTTCAGATCGGAGGGTGCGCCGAGTGCCTTCTCGAACGGTGTGCGGCTGTAGCCCGCGCGCTGGCCGAAGTGGCTGATGCCGAACTGGTCCCGTAGATCGTTACGGGCATCCTTCATCCCTTGGGGCATGCCGCCTTTTGCGAAGCCGGGGATCTTCAGCCGGTCGCCGTTGATGGCTTCGAGGAGGGGCAGGTACTTGCGGGTGGAGCGGGCGTTGACGACGAACTCGGTGTCCGAGATGAGGCCCGTCGCGCCGGAGGCGAACATCGCCAGGATGCTGTCCGAGGTTCCGGTGCCGGGCCCGCTGATCAGGCCGGTCGGCGCCATCTGTACTTGGTCGCCGGTGGCGTAGCGGCGCAGGCGGCCTCCGAGGGCGCTCCTGTTGGTGAAGTCGCGTTCGCCCTGCCGGAACGTCCTGTATGTCTTGGTGTAGGTGGTGTTGACGTACGTGTTGGCGGTGTCGCCGTCGAGGTTGTTCAGGGCGGTGGAGACGGCGCCGATGCTGCCGAGGGCTTGCCCGTTCGCGGTGAACACGGCGGTCTTGCCGTCGGGGAGCTGCTTCGTCTTCAGGCCCACGGCCTCCAGCGCGGCGATCGCCGCCCCGTTCAGCGTGGAGACCCTGACCTCTTTCGCGTCCGGGGTGTCCCGGATCGCCGCGCGGACTTCCTCCAGGCCGGTGATGCCCTCTTCGCGTTCCAGTCTGACGATCGTCGCGATCTCGCCCGGCGCGCCCAGTAGCGTGTTGACGTACTCAGTGGCCTTCTCCGTGTTGCCCTTGAAGGCCTCCGTCGCCAGGCGCACCATTTCTTCGCGCAGGCCCTCGGACTTTTTCGTCATCGACCCCAGCGACTCGCCCGCCGCCAGCCCGGCAGCGATGAACTCGTCCTGCGCTTTTGCCGCCTCCGACATGGCCCGGCCGTTCGCCTGGCCCGCCTTGGTGTCCAGGTCCAGCGTGGCCCCGTGCTCCTTGAACGAAGCCGTCAGCTTGTCCAGGGACTCCTCGTACCCGATCTGCGCGTCGTACGCGGACCGGTTGACGTCGTTCAGGGCGAGGATGCTCGCTCGCAGGCCGTCCGCCGCCTGCTGCTGCGCTGCCAGCGTCGCCGACGTATTCCGTGCCGCCTCGCCGAAGACCCCCATCGCCTCAGCAGCAAGGTCTTCCTCGAACTTGATGTCGGCCAGCGCCCCCTTGTAGCCGTCCATCTGATTGGTGAATTCCTTCAAGG